ATAAGTCATCAAAGTAGTTTAATCCTTTATCCCACCAATCATCCTCAAATAATATTGTTGGTAGTGTTAAATCTAATTCTTGTTTATAATAATCCCTGACTAGAGAATAACAATCGCTCTGTCCAAACTCATAATCTCTACCAAGTAATTTGTTTCTTATATTTTTAGGGGTATACTCGTATTTTTCCATGCTAGGCAGAGAGTAAATAATATATGGTATGCCTAAAAAGTCGCTAGTCTTTATATCACTTTCACTAGGCTCACAACTTACATCTGGATGGCTATGTACTATTGCATGTATATCACCGAGTAAACTTGCTTTTATATAATCTTTTGCGGATATTACAAAGTCTTCTTTTGTATTTTCTGCTACATTCTCGCAAGGCATCCATACTACCTTTCCTCGTTTATTTATTAATATGCCACAACCTTCTTCTGGATAAACACTAACTAGATGCTCTAATATTTCTTTATCTTTGTTTAGCACCCGGAAATCCTCCAAAAGGTAAATTAGTGGGTAATCTGTCAACTGCTATGCCGTTAGTAATAGTTGCGTGTTTTTTTGCTTGAAATCTAGAAGCGCAGGAGGTTACAGTTTTTCCGCATTTATCGCCTGCAGTCCAGTAGGCTCCTTCAATAAAAGAATGAGTACCTACTACCGCATATTTTTTAGCTCTCCAGAGTATTCCTTGGGAGGATAAAACGTAAGTATTATGCCTTGATTCTTTATACGTATATGCTATCAAGCCAGAAGTCTCCGTAGTATATACACGTACACTTCTCCAGTAAAAAGAATCATAGTCTGAAGGTAGTACTGGAGAAGAAGCTTGATCTCTAAGTGCTTGCCAGTACCTAGGAGCTGAGAATGACGTAGTACTTCCATCTGAATTAATTCTAGTAATATTTTCTACCGTCTGATAATAATTCCCCTTAGCTACGCTAGATCCTATATTAGAAAAAGTAATCGTATTTGGTAATATATATTCGTCAAATTCATTAAGATATACAGCTTCTCCTGCTGGTACTATTCCTCCACCTAGAGTTTCTGAGGTCCATTTACATCCCCCCCTAGGAAACGTTCCAGCAGGAGGATTCAATCCTTTATACTTCCAAGGGCAGGCTCCTCCAATTATAACTCTTCTAGGAAGAGATATTCCTGCAAGGTCAAAAGGTGCTGCCAGCTCAAAAGTTGCTGAGATAATGCTTTTGGCTTTTAACCTATCAATAATATAAACTATTTTAGGAAACTCTACTGGAGGATTGCCCGCTCCGGAATCGTTAGACTCTCCCACTAAGTATTTTTTAAGAGTAGTTCTTCTAGTTAATCTTTTCCCTATAAGGTCTTGAAAGTCTAAACCTCCGATAGCATCTTTAAATACGCTTTCAATATTTGCTACTGTTATCTCGGGACGAGAATAAGCTCCGTCACTGGAGATATCGAATCCATCAGCTTCTAGAGGAAGTGCTGCATAGGTTTGTACGGCTCCTGCAGAATCTCGAAATTGTAGTTCTGTTAAGTCATCGTCTAAACCGGCGAAGAAGTGTGCAAAACTACCTGCAGAATATTCTAGGTCATATAATACTACTAGTTCCGAACCAGGATCTTGTAGTTGTACTGTTTTTATAATATCGCTCATGCTTCATAAACTCTTCTAAGTGAGGCGGTGCAGGAACCAATGTTTAAATTATAGTATACTTGGTTATAGTCTTCACAGACTACTTTCACGGTTGTTTCATTTCCAACACCGTCTGGGTCAGGAATAGTGAAATCAAAGGAAGTAGTACCTCCTTTAGAGTCTAGAAAGTCTACAATATCATCTATTTCTTGTGTGGGGCGATTATTGAAAGATATATTGAAGTTTTGGTTAAGAGTATTAATACCCTCCTTTAATCTTTGCTCATATCCATCCCCAAAAGAAACTTTTAGTACCCTTGGGTTTGTTTTCTTTGAGAAATTTCTGTCTGGAGTTACAAAGCCAGAGGCTCCACCTACATTAATACCAATTGTCATTACGCTGCTCCATAAGGGCTAAGAATTCCGCCGGGTCTCTTTTGCTTTTGCAACTCTTCTTGAACCGCGCCAGCAATGAGTTTACCAATATTAGCCCCTTGTTGTCCATTACTGTCGGATTGTGATTGTGCGTTGCCTTGCCCGTCCATAGACACATTTACAGTAACATTATTATTTTGTCCCGTCCCATTCATAGATACTGGAATAGACTTTCCATCCGGAAGAGGTACTACTGCTTCTGTACCATGAAGAACAGCAGGATATCCTGAAGTAGAACCTTTTGCTATACCTCCATCGGCGTACCCACCCATCTTCTTACCTGCGGAAAATACCCCACCATTTCTAGCTGCCGGAGGAGCAGCTATAGTACTAGAAATACTACCGAGTCCGCTGGTTATACCCATGCCAAATGCACTTCCAAGAAATTTCATAACCAACATCTGAGTGATTATATTACTTAGCATTTTTAACACAGATAAGGCCATATTCTTGAAAGCATCTTTCATACTCATAGTGCCTTGAATCATTCCGTTTATTCCGGCACTCATAGCATCTGTGAAAGAGCCTACCAAATCTTTTTTAGCCTTCATAACTCTGCCTATATCTTCTTGAGTTTTTAATTCGGCTGAGGCAAGTGCTATAGCTTCTGGAGTTAAGGCTGCCCCTTCTTTCATTAGCATTAGTTTAGCTGCTGCTATATGCTTTTCTTCGCCGGTTAAAAATAAGCTTTCGTTCTGTAGCCTTAATTCTTCCGTCTTTCCATAGAGAGAGTTTTGAAGGATTTGTCCTCTTGCCTGAAAAATTGTGAGTTCTTGTCTTGCAGCTTCTACTTGTTGCCAAGCTAATACTGCCTTGCTTTCTGATAGATCATAAGCGCTCTCATCTAATTGACCATTCCGAAACTTAAATAGATTGGCATCTGCTTCTGCGGCGGCTATATCATAAGAAGCCCTAGCAACGCTTTCTTTTCCTTGTAATAACTTTTCTTGGGCGGTGGCTTCATTTTTTATTTGAGCAAATCCGAAGTTTCCGGTACCTGCACCTGATTTAGCTTTATTTAAAGCTCTCTCGTTCGCTGCTAGACGTATACTTGTTTCGACGCGTTTAATGTCTAGACTCAGTCTTTTTTCTGCTAGCTCTAAGTTTAATACTTCTAAAGCGTTAAGCTCTTTTTGAATACCCTGCTGATGAACTATTTGCTCTGTTTTACTATTTGCTAAGGCTAACTGATGTCGTGCTGCATCTATCATTTCTTGAGTTATTGTTGCGTCCTCATCCGCTTTAGATTTCAATAAGCTAGCTAATTGAACTTCTGCAGCTATTACAGAGTTTTTTTGGTTAAGTAGTTCCAACTGTCTAGACAAACCGTTGTTTTGTATATTCTGTAATTTTTCTTGTGTTGTCACGCCTTTAGTAGTAGACATTACTAGCTGTTTCTGTAAAGTTAGTTTACTTTTTGCTATATTCTGTATTTCCTCGTCTCTTTTCGCTAACTCTTCAGAAAATGCAACCATTCTTGCTGCTTGTCCTTCAAGCTCCTTTTGCTGTTTTAACAGATTACCCAATTCGGTCTGGGTTTTAGTTAAGGTTGCATTATATTCTTCCCACTTTTTCTTTGCCGCTTCAGCCGCTTCAGTCGCAATTCTCGCCTCTCGTTTAGCTCTCATCATTACAGCTGCCGGCACAGTGTCACTTTTTTCTAGTTCTAATAGGGCCGTGACATTACCTGTAGCTGCCTTAGCTGTACGACCAGTCCTGACTGCCTCCATACCTAGAGAATTACCTCCCATCGAAGCTTGTCTGAGTTCTGACTGTTTTGCACTTATTCTTTGCTCTAATTCAGGAATTATCTTTCCGGCGTCTGATGTTGCTGTTTTTACAGTATCTATAATAGCTTGAAAAGGATTAATTGCTTTTACATTAATAACTTTCGATATAGACTCTCCCACATTTTTAACTGTTTGTTCCCAGTGTTCTAAAGCGGTGGCGCCTTCAATAATTCTTGAAGTTAATAAAGAAAGTTCATCTTTGGCAGTAAATTCCTGACCGTTTTCTAAAGCCTTTACTTTATCTACAAACTCTTGGAATCGTGGGTCGAGTTTAGCTAAAAGTCCCATAGTATTCGTCAACTCTGCTAAAGCCTCTTTTTTCTTCTCAATATCTGCATCACCTAAATTTTCAAAAGCAACTATTTTTCTTAATATGTCTGCACTTTTGGTAGCATTTCCTGTTTGTAAAACGTACTCTTTTAGACCTAAACTTACTTGAGTTCTAACATCCACAGATCTTTGTAGCTCTTCATTTAGTGTTTTAGTAGCTTGAGTAAACTTATCTGTGGCGTCATTTGCTTTTTTTGTGGCTTCTGGTATAGGATTAAGAAAATCATAGAGAGCTGTAGCTGCGTCTTTCAAAAGAAAAATAAGACCAATATAAGGCAAGGCTCTTAGAGCACCCCCCAGTATCAAAGTACCTGCTTTGACAGCTCCCATAAATTTACCATGAGCTGCAGTGAGTCTTGCATACCCTGCAGTGCCTAACAGAAAATATCTTTTAAGCCCCGTACTGGCTTCTGCTGTTCTCGTTTTTTCGGCGGCCATGATTATTCTTATATCTTTTAGAATCCCCCTTCTCTCAGCGACAGAACCTTTTAAGACGGTAGAAGTTTTAGACATAGCGGCTTTTTCAAGAATTTTAAGTTGGCCTGCTGTCCACTCGCCAGTACTTCGTATAGTTTTTATTGTCTTGCTACTAGTATTACCTAGTTTAAGAATGCTTTGTGCCGAATTATTTATATTTCCAGTTAGATCCTGCATTACAGGAATAGCCGGTAAAAATCCTTTAAGAAAATTAAGCCCAACTAGTGAAAGTATTGCAGTGAGAGCACCTAAATTTTTAGATAAGAAATCAAAGAAAGGAGCCGCATATTTTGTAAGCCCTGTTTGTAGAGGCAACAAAAGTTCATCAAAACTTGCACCAAGCCTATTCACAGATTGACCCATAGGGTCCATAATATCTGCTATTTTTCCGTATTTATCCCCCGCTTGTTCTAAAACTTCATTCGTTACTGCTTGCTGCTTTTCAAAAGTAGTTAATTTTCTTCCTGTAATTCCCATAGCCTTAGCATACTTTAAACTAGCAGTTTCCAAACGAAGAATAATACCTAATTCGTCCAATAGTTCTGGCTCTGCTTTAGTTACACCACGAATTAAACGATTAAAAGAATCTGTTAAGTCTCTACCTAATACTGCGGAAGCATTTTTAGCGGCGGCGGCGAGATCTGTTAGCTGGCCTGAGGTAAGGCCACCGGCAGTACCAATAGCTGCCGCAGTTGCAGCTTCTTTAAAAGATAGCATACCGTTTGTAGCATCTCTCAAAGAATTAGTTATTGTTTTATAGGCTACACCCGTCACAGCCCCTAAAGCCTTCTGACCTTCTATAAGGTTTGTAACATCTGCGGAATTCTTAAAAGCTAGAAATACAGCCTGTACTGCGAACACATTAGCTGCTAGAGTAGCATAAGCGGGGACCAGTCCCGAGGAGATTCCTTGAGACATCTTAGAGAAGTTTTTAGTGCTATTAGAAGAGGCAGCAGCAGCACCTTTTAAGTTTCGATCTGCACTAGAAGCCGATCTAGCAACTCTATCCATACCTCCGCCGAGCTTATTAGCGCTCTTTTCAGTGAGACGCATTGAGCCATTATCGTCGACAATTATACTTACTTTTACTTCTTTAGCCATTATCCTTGCACACTATGGGTGTATTGTTTTCCACCGCTTTTGGCTTTACGTTCCTCAGCCTTTCTATTTCTCTCTAGTTTTTCATTAGTGAATTTTACTTGTATATTTTCAATATTAGTAATAAAGAACACTACTATTTTTCTACTATCTATTTCAAACAGGTTCAAGAAAAAATCTATACTAGACCAGTCTTTACCGAAATAGCTACCAGACATACCATCCCACCTATCAGGCATATGGTTAAAAATTATAAAAGCTTGCTGTACTTCTTCGGGAAATACATCTAGAGATAGTGGGGCTCTGGAAGGATCAGGTTCTGTGCCAAGTTGCTCACACATAGAAAGATATTTATCGTAGGAAATATCTTCATTTGAAGTTAGTACCTTTTCAACAAGTTTCAGGCATTCTGAGACTTGTTCTTGGTAAAATTTTCAAGATCACCTAAAGATTCAGATACCCAAGTGTCAAAAGAAGTAGAGTTCTTCATAAGAATCTCAGCCTCTTCAAGAGAGTAGGGTAATTCTTGGTCCGGGTCCATGCCTTCAGTATCTACTAATAGAAGCTCTTCTAAATAAGATAACTTTAAGCCTGTCCAACCTTTAATTACGCCTTTTACATATTCAGTAAGAAACTTATCGTCATCGATAATTTCTTCTGCTTGGTGTGTTGAACGATTGAATTTCTTTGAGACACATTTCTTGCGGAGTGCAAGTAGCTCTTCTCGTGCTAGGTAACATAAACCAACAGAAAAACCATTCATGCCCGGAAAATCAATCGAAACGGTCATTGATGGCTTCATCAAACTTTTTAAAGAAATATCGCTCATAATATAAAAATCCTAATTTAATTAAAGAAGGGGGGAGTAGAACTCCCCCGTAGATTTAATAATTATACTAAAGCGACTTCGAAAAGTCAAGATTTATTTTTTTCTATTATGCTACTTTGTAGATAATTGTGGCTTCGTTTTGAGCATCAATGTTTCCACCTGATGCTTGCCCATGAAACGCAATATCAAGAGTAAGCAAATCTTCTACGTTAACAACAGGAATCTCTAAGTGAGCTGTAGGTAAAGAGAATGTTAAAGCTGGTGCTGCGGCACCACCAATATTGATATCCAAGTCAAAAACATTTCGTACTGTAGTCGTATCTGCTACTAAGTCTGCAAACAACTCTCCTGATTTATCATTGGAAACATCATTATCTAAGTAGCAGGTCAGATTTCCAGAAATTGAACGAGTTCCAGTAATATTACCTAAAGGCTTGTTTACTTGACCTAATTCTTCAGGAGTAAGATAAGAAATATTATTCTCGAAGTTAATAGAGCCTCCCGTCAGAACAATAGTATAAGTATCGTCTGGGCTTACATCCGTTCTTGATAGAGTTACTGTAGAAATACGATTACGAATAAAGTTGGTCGTAGAAGTAATTCCTGTAGTAATAGTTGGAACTGCGAGTGTAGTACCTTCATCAGAAAGTTCAGAACCAAACCCAGACCACTGAATAGTAGCAATTCCATCAATGTCAAAATCAATTGTAACTGAATTTACCGAAGCCTTTGTAATTTTATACACTTGGTTGGTTCCGCCAGTAGGTTTGAACATAAAATAAATTTCATAACCTTCTCCCATGGAAGGAATGTCAGTATTCGTAAGGTCAAAGGTATTAGTAGTCGTATTTAGAACATTTGCTGCCCCAATAGAGCCGCTAAAAACCCCACTTGCCGCAACAAACGAAGTAGCTCCGGTATACATAGCCCATAAAGCTTCTTCTATACAACGTGCTTGGTCTGGGTCTGGTGTTTCGTTTAGGGTAGGACGAGCATAAGTACTAAAGCTCCATTCTACTGGTGCTAAAGAATCGTTAAAAAGCAACCGTCCACGTCTTGAGGTTGCTCCCGATTCGCTTACTGTAATTTCGGAAGCGTTAATTGCTTGTGAAAAGGAAAAACCATCAAGTACAGGTACTTCCCAAATATCACTGCCAAGTTTGATTGCGACTTGTACGTCTCTTGTAAATTGTAATGCCATTTTATTTCTCCAAAGAGATTACTCTCTTCCTAACCTTAGTATCGAACTTCGCAAACGATTTCGCCGACGCCTAAAGGTTCTAGTGCGCCTTCATCAGTATCTAAACTTACTATTGTAAGCTGATGTACTGATTGCGCTGTTCCGTCTTGATCTGTATAAGATAATGCTGAATTATCTTCTATTACTGTTTCTATGTCCTCAAAAAGTTTTTCTAAGCCTAGTACGGCATCTTCTTGTTGAACATACACTCTTAATGTCAGAGTCATGAATCTATCTTTATAGCCACCGCCCTGATACTGTCTAGTTTCTGCTCCTGCACTACAATGTACTGCAGGAAAATCTTGTACTTCATCCCAAAACAATAGTTTTGGTTCTACGTTATTATATAAGTTTGTTCTGTATGGAAAATTCCCATTAATTAACTTTAGTTTTACTACGAGAGCCTGAACAATTGCCATTCTTCGCGACGTATAGTCTCTGGTTGCCATTACATTCTCCTAGTAAAAAATCTTCCTACTAATTGTTCCGATGCGATTTCTCTTATAGATCTATCAATAAGTTTTCTTGGGTCTCTTTGAGCGTTTGCCCAAGGAGTTTTTCCTTTTCCCATTTCAAAAATTTGGTAGGGGCTCTTATCATAAGTGTACCCGATACTCGGAAACCCTTTGGCAGTAGTACTTATGTCTGTAACTCTAACA